TCCAGTTATTAGTGCTTTGTCGGTAAGTATAGATATGCCAGATAGAATATTTAGTGGTAATGATATTGTTTCAGGAACAGGAACTTATAATGTTGTATTTACTTTACCTTTTTATTCAAATTCTTATGCAGTAGGAATAACAGCACAAGGATTAAACACAGGAGATTTCTTTACAATTTCAAATAAAACTGTTAATGGTTTCAATGTTGCATTTAAAAACAGTAGCAACACAGGAGTTACTAAAACTTTTGATTATTTAGCTAAAGGATATTAGATAGAATATGGCACAACACGATTATAACATAGCAAATCAGGGTTTCCCTGCATTTAGAACAGATTTAAATAACGCACTATCAGCAATTCAAACAACTAATTCAGGAACATCAAGACCAACTGGTGCTGTCGCAGGACAACTTTGGTTAGACACAACTTCTGCAACTACACCTACATTAAAATATTATGATGGTGCTGATGATATATCTTTAGCAACTATTGACCATTCAGCTAACACAGTAAATTGGTTAGATTCAACAGTATCAATTACTGGATTATCAACAACTGCAACAGGAACTGTTTTAACACTTTCAGATTCAGCTTCAACATCAACAGTAAATTTAATTATAGATAATCAAAAAGAAATTCGCTTTAGAGAAACAACAGCTAACGGAACTAACTATGTAGCATTAAAAGCACCAGCTTCTTTATCTGCTGATTTAACTTTTACATTACCTACTGCTGACGGAACAAACGGACAAGTATTAAGCACAAATGGTTCTGGTGTATTATCTTTTATAACTCCTGCTTCTGGTATTTCTTGGCAATCTTCAGTTAAGACTTCTGGTTTTACTGCTGTTGCTGGAGAAGGATATTTTTGTAATACAACATCATCTGCTTTCACAGTAACTTTACCTGCAACACCAAGTGCTGGTAATCAAGTAGCAGTAGTAGATTACGCAGGAACTTTTGATACAAATGCGATTACTATTTCTCCTAATGGAAATAAAATAGAAGGTGCAACAGCTAGTCTCCAATTAAAAGGCGAAAGAGAAGGTGTATTATTAGTTTATATAGATTCAACACAAGGTTGGTTAGCAACATCAGGAATTAATGAAGGAACAGATGCTTTAGAACCAATTACTTATCCAATAGATTTTTTAGTAATAGCTGGAGGTGCGTCTGGTGGTGCTTCTTATTATGCAGGTGGAGGTGGTGCTGGAGGATATAGAACATCAACTCAAACTGTCGGAGTAGGTACGGCAATTACAATAACAGTAGGAGATGGTGGTGCAACAACAACTGAAATAAATGGTGGTTCTGGTACACAAGGTAGTAATGGTTCAAATTCTTCAATTTCAGGTTCAGGTTTAACAACAATTACTTCTACTGGAGGAGGAGGTGGAGGTTCTAACAATTTTCCTAATGCATTAAATGGTGGTTCTGGTGGAGGTAGTGCTACTACAACTGGTACTGGAGGTTCAGGAAACACACCAAGCACAAGTCCAAGTCAAGGTAATAATGGAGGAAGTTCTGCTTCAAATTCTCCAAATGGAATGGGTTGTGGTGGTGGTGGTGCTGGTTCAGTTGGGGCTAATAAAAATACAATTTCTGGTTATGCTGGTGATGGAGGTTCTGGTACTGCATCTTCAATTACAGGTTCTTCAGTAACAAGAGCAGGTGGTGGTGGAGGTGGGGCAAGTTCATTAGGTGGTGCGACTGGTGCAGGTTCAGCAACAGGTGGTGGTGGTGCTGGTTCATTTACTGGTGCTGGTTCAGCAGGAACAGCAAACACTGGAGGAGGAGGTGGAGGTGCTTCATACCAAAATGATAATGGTGGTGCAGGTGGTAAAGGAGTTGTTATATTAAGTATGCCTTCTGGTTTTTTTTCAGGAACAACAACTGGCACACCTACGGAATCTACATCAGGTGGAAATAAAATATTAGTATTTAACGGAAGTGGGAGTTACACAACATAATGGCATCATTCGCAAAAATAGGATTAAATTCAAAAGTAATAGAAGTTCTTTCAGTTAATAATGAAGTGCTAAAAGATTCTAATGGGGTTGAACAAGAAGTTAATGGTATTGATTTCTTAACTAAACTTACAGGTTATCCAGTATGGAAGCAAACATCTTATAATACTTATGGTGGAGTTCATTCTTCTGGTGGTACACCTTTAAGAAAAAATCATGCAGGAATAGGTTATACTTATGATGAAACTAGAGATGCTTTTATTCCTAAAAAACCTTTTAACTCTTTTGTGTTAAATGAAAATACTTGTCTTTGGGACTCACCAGTTGCTTATCCTAATGATGGTGAAAGATACACATGGAACGAATTGACTTTATCTTGGGATTTAATAGAGTAATTTAAAAAACAAAAGGAAGGATAAGTGGAAGCAAATATTAATGGGATATTCCCAACACCTATTTACATATCTAAAGTAGATAGAAAATTAACACCCTTAGAATTAAAGTTTGTAGATAAAAATAAAAAAGATTTTTATAAAAATGAAGGCAATATAACAACAAACAATAATTATATTCTTAATGAAAAACCTTTTGCTAATATCAAAAAAGAATTAGATTTAAAAGTACAAGATTATTTTGATAAAGTTATTTCACCAGCTAATAAAATTAAACCTTATATTACTCAGTCTTGGTTAAACTATACAGAAACAAACCAATATCATCATAAACACGCACACCCTAATTCTTTAGTATCAGGAGTATTCTATATTAACTGCCACGAAGAACATGATAAGATTAAATTCTTTAATGACAGATACCAAACTATTAAACCAGAAGTAAAAGATTACAATATATGGAACTCAGAAACTTGGTGGTTCTCGGTTAAGACTGGAGATGTTATTTTATTTCCTTCTTCATTAACTCACATGGTAGAAACTAAGCAAGGAGATAACACTAGAATTAGTCTTGCTTTTAATGTTTTTATTAAAGGAACAGTTGGTAATAATAAAAATTTAACTGAACTAATTTTATGACAGTAAGAAAATTATCTATTGAAGCAACTATAAAACGATACACTAATGAAAATGGTTTTTCTTGGGGTATTAATACAGTAATGAAATCATTAGCACCTGATGCTAGTTATGATTTAACATCTGCTGGTGAATTTATTATTGATAGATGGGATTCACCTTTACCACAACCTACTTCACAAGAAATAAGAGATGAATATATTAGGCAACAAACTATTGCAGAATGTTTAGAATACTTTAATAAGGTTAAATGATTTATTTTATATTAGGATTAGTAATTGGCTTATACGCAGAATGGAAGTGGGAGATAGCTAAGTATGTTATTGAATCAGTTAAAGAACATTTAAATATCAAGTAGTCTTGAAATATGTTGCAACGCAATATATATTACTTCTCTAACTAACGGAGAAAAAAATGTTTACATTTAAACTACCGACATACGAAGAAGTAAAACAAAACTACGAAACATATTTAAAAGATGTTCAAAAGTTTTACAAAGACTTCTATTCGGACATACAAAAGACTTTTAATAAATAGACTTTATCTAAACTTAATTGTCTGATAAAAGAACTGCACAATATTTAATGTGCATTTATAGATTAGCTGATGGCAGTTGTTGTCTTTTGAAGTCTTGCAAATGTACTGATAAAGACAATGACAAAAAAGAATACAGACGAATTACAATCTCTTACATTTAAAGGGCATATCACAGGAATTAAAAGAGAAATCAAAATACTAGGTTGTTCAGTTTATAAGCTGGAGAAAAAAGTAGAATCTTTATTCTGGTCTATTCTTTGTGGACTTGGTGCTTTATCGTTAGCTTTGATTACTATTTTCTTAGCTAAGTAGCTATTGCACAAAACGGCAAATACAACTAACAGTTAGTTATGAATAAAAGAATCTTAGTCATATCAGATTTACACATTCCATATCATAGAGAAGATTCATTTGAGTTTCTAAAAGAAATTAAAAAAGAATACAAGCCAGATACAATTGTAAACATAGGTGATGAAATAGATTGCCACGCATTATCATTCCACGATCATAACCCTGATCTTGCTTCTGCTGGACATGAACTTGTTAGAGCAAAAG